GGCAAGGATTAAACATCACTCAATTTGCTTTAGCAGATGATGAGATTGATTATTCTTTATATGAACCCGCTCATCCGCTTGGATCAGCATACTATGATGCAGCGATTAAAAACATGCCAATATTAGAAGCATCGCCTGATGAAACGCAGGTAATGAAATATAAATTGGTAACTTTACCAAAAAATACAACAAGAATCCCTGTTGTGGAATTTGGTATACCAAATGTAGCCGTAAATCAAAAAAGTGGTGAAGTTGCACTATCACCAACCACATCACCTGCCGGAAATAGAAGATTAGGATACACAATTGTATTATCTAATAAAAACGCAGGTGATATAATTGGAGAAGGTGTAACATCCGATGTAGGTTCAGTTCCGATATTCATTGGAGATGATGTATCTGCAACAGCTGCAATTGCAAAAGGATTGACCTTTAAATTTATACCAAACCCATCTTTAACTTCAACTATCAGAACAACAATAACTGTTTATGGTAACGAAACGGGTGGTTCACAAACAATTCCAGTAACCGTAACATACGTTCAATAAGATAGAAAATGGCAATAATTAGAGATAATAGAGGACAACTTTTAGCAAGTAACTTATCAAGTTATTTAGCAAGTGCTGCAAACACTGCAGGAACACCAATCAATACAACAGAACTTGTTGGTATTTTGAACCAATTTTTAGGTGAGGGAGAGCAACTTAGTTCGGATATAACTACTATTACAAATGGTATTTATAAAAAGTTTGGTTCAATTGATAAAGTAACAAACCGTACCGAGGTTGTAACTTCTGGTATATGGAGTGGTGATACAGGATCATTGGCAACCTTTTTTACATCATCTGCACAAATTGGCGATGTAAGTGGTAAATACTACATAGATGTATATAGTGATACTGGTAGAGAAAATAAAGAGTTTTCAATTGCGTATGGTGACAGTGCCGGATCCGGTTCACCAACGTATACTCAATCCGATGATACATACAGACAGTCGTTAGCAGTATATAATCAATTTAAAAATATATTACTAGATTCATCTGATGCCAATTTTAGTGTATACAATGGTACAGTTGAAGGTGGTTATGACTTAACATCATTTTATGCTTTAGCGATTGATAGAGCGAGATATAAAGAACAACTTGATCCTGGTAACTTTCAATTAACATTATCTGGTTCGTTGGGTACTATTACATTAATAGATGACTCTGGACAAACAGAAACAGTTGGTGCAAGTGGTAGAATATTCAATGTTGTAAGTGGTGCATTAAATATTGGAACAGCCAATGAAGGAACTATTAATTCACCAACTGCCTCAAACGGTCAGGGATTTGGATTATTTTATCCAGATATGGGAATTATCCTTTTAAATCCAAACGCATTATCAGCATCAGTTAATGTAAATTTGAGAGCAGCTAATGGTTCACAAGAAGATGTTTACCATAACAATTCATTAAGTGGTTCAACTTACTCAATAAATTCAGGTTCAGTGGCTTTGTTTAAAGCAATTAGTGGAGGAGCTGATTTTCAAATGAGAAGAACTGAAAATGTTTCAACATCTCATTATTTTGTAAGAGCAAATAATAGAGAATTTAATTTTTCAAATAACCCAACATTCGTAAGTGGTTCAACTGGTCAATTTAAAAATGTAACATTTGAAACAAATCCAAAAGTATATATTACAACGGTAGGATTATACGATGATGGTAATGAATTACTAGCAGTTGCTAAAATTTCTAAACCAATAGAAAAATCATTTGACAAAGAAGTTGCAATTAAAGTAAAACTTGATTTTTAATAATGAATAACTAACATCTAATTAACCCACCTTTTTGGTGGGTTTTTAGTTTATGAGATATTTATATATACTATGTTAAAAAGAATACCAAAATCGGATATTAGTATAAGACCTTTTAAGGCATATAAAGAATGGGAATTCGATAATACTTCACCGGAAGTATCGGTATTAGAGGCTATTGCGGGTGATTATACAAATGTTTTAACAAATGAAATCAGTGGTGGTATATTATCAGGCTCATCCTATGATACAAATGCACTATATGGGCAGTTACGTTCGATGTTTTATAATGAAAATGAAAATAATCCATTTTTAAGATTTGGAGATATATCAATTGGTTATAATATAGAAAGTAATACTAAAGATAGATTTTTAAGTGGATCGGCTAAAGTTATATCAATTCCACAAAAATATGTAGGTGAGGGTATAAAAAAGAATTCGGTAGCATTTACCAATAACGATGTGGTATTTAATGATGATGGGTATGGTAATTTAATTAGTATAACGGGTGATACTATACTAATTAGTAGAATAGATACAGAAACATCTATATTTAATTTTACAGATATTGAATTTTTAGAATATTCCGCATCATTAGAGAGTTCTCCTACCATTGCAGTTGATTTAGAAAATAATATATTAACAATAATATACCAATCGGTAACATACGAATTAAGTATAATCAGTGCTGATATTGAAAGTGGTATTCTTATTGTAGAAAATATACCATTTTTATTAGGAGCAGCGGGACTTAATAAAATTGGAAATGTATTTTATACGCAAGGATTAATAGTATTAACACGTGGTGCAGATGAGCTATTACTTACAAGTTGGAATATTGCATATAAATCAACTCAAACAATCTACGAAAACGAATATTTGTTAATAACCGATCCGGATGAATTTAATATTTCACAAAACCCATCAGCTATTGTTACGGTAGGAGAAGAACGAAGTACATCAATTGATACCGATGGCACTATTAAACATATTACTACAAATCCTGGTGTAAAATATATTAGAAAACAATCAATATTAGAAAATGGAAGTGTTATTGATTATAGATATACATCATCGGTACAATCTAATCTATACGCTGGATTTGAACACATTGATGTTAGTGGTTCAATAGATTCAACCGGTTCATTCTTATCACCGTTTATTACTACCATAGGATTATATGATGATAATTGCGATTTAGTTGCAGTAGCAAAATTACCACAACCTATTAAAACACAACAAGATTTTCCTATAAACTTTATTGTACGTTTTGATACATAACTTATATTTATACTAAACAATAATAATTATGTCAAAAATATTAGATTTATACAAATCATCTCAAAAAGAATTGGGAACTGATAAAATCAGTAAAGATGCATCCGATGCATTAAAAACACCATACACTACTAATGATTTAAAAAAAGTAGATGAGCAGATATTAACTGCTACCAAATTCAAAACTGGCAGAGGCGGTGAATTAAATAATTTAAAATATTCCGATACTATAAAACGTTAAGTAATGGCTAAACGGGTTATAAAATTGAACAACTCTAAATGGGTTGCGAGAAAATATGGGTTTAAGTCTGGACTTGAAGAAAATATATCAACTCAAATTGAAAGTAAAGGGGTTACAGTAAAATACGAATCAGAAAAAATAGGATACGTAATACCAGCATCCAATCACACTTACACTCCGGATTTTAGATTACCAAACGGTATTATAATAGAAACCAAAGGAAGGTTTGTTGCAGCGGATAGAAAGAAGCATTTACTAATTAAAGAACAACATCCTGAATTAGATATACGATTTGTATTCAGTAATTCTAAAAATAAAATCACTAAAACTTCAAAAACATCATATGCCGATTGGTGTATTAAACACAACTACAACTATTCTGATAAGTTTATACCGGATAGTTGGTTTGAATAATATATTATTTGGAAATGTAAAATATTATGTGTATATTTGATACGTGATAAGTACAAATGACAGAAATCGAGTAGTAGTAACGTTATCGAATACATTAGGTAGTTATTCTATTTTAAGAGGTAATGAGTTAGCATTTTACTGCCCATTTTGTAATCATCATAAACAAAAACTACAAGTCAATACAGAAAGCCAAAAGTGGCATTGTTGGAACTGTAATTCCGGTGGTAAAAAACTAACCTCATTATTAAAAAAGTTAGATGTAGATCGTAAAACGATTTCTATTATTAGAGATATATACGGTGATACAAACTATACCCCACAACAGGAAGCCAGTGATACCAAAGTATTTATTTCTTTACCAAAAGAATTTATATCACTTAATGCAGAATCTAAAGGATTTAATCCTGAATATAAACACGCCATTCATTATCTAACTCAAAGGGGAATTACCCATAAAGAGATTATTAAATATAATATAGGATATTGCAAAGAAGGGTTATATAGTAAAAGAATAATAATTCCATCTTATGATATAACTAATCAGTTAAATTATTTCATATCTCGTTCATATTATCCGGAAGAGAAAATGAAATATAAAAATCCACCAATATCTAAAAATATAATATGTTTAGAATCTCAAATAAATTGGGATGAAGAATTAATATTATGCGAAGGTATATTTGACGCAATTGCAATTAAAAGAAATGCCATACCGTTATTGGGTAAATTTCCATCTAAACAGTTGGTTGAGAAAATATTTATGAATGGAGTTAAAAATATTGTAATATCATTGGATAGTGATGCGATGAATGAGGCATTGCGGGCTTCTGAATATTTTAGAAAGCAAGGAATAAATGTTAAACTTATGCAATTAAAAGATAAAGATGCATCTGAAATTGGATATACTAAATTTTATGAAGAATTAAATAAATCAACTCAATTTACTTCGGATGAGTTGCTATTAAATAAAATAAATAATTTATGAATAAATTAAAAAAGATATTTCATATTGCCGATATTCACATTAGAAATGTAAAAAGGCATACGGAATACCGAATTGTATTTGAAAAAATGTTTGAAGAAATCCGTAAAAGAGGAACGGATGATTCACTTATCTATTTAGCAGGTGATATTGCACACGCTAAATTAGAATTATCTCCTGAATTAGTTAGAGAGATTAGTTGGTTATTTACTGAATGTTCTAAACATTGTGAAACAATCCTTATTACGGGTAATCACGATTGTAATATGAATAACTCCGATAGATTGGATGTTCTTACTCCAATTGTAGATGCTCTAAATCTACCAAACTTTACATATTTAAGAGATACACAGGTATATTCAATTGGTGGAGTTGATTTTGGAGTATTTAGTATTCTTGATAAAAAAGAAAACTGGCCGAAAGCGGATACTCTGTTTGGAAATAAAAAGATTGCCCTATTTCACGGCCCGATTGATAATTCAACAACGGATATTGGATATACCGTAAGTAGTAGGCATTTCACAACTGATATATTTGATGGGTACGATTTAGCACTGTTAGGAGATATCCACAAACGCCAGGAACTAACATCTCCAACCGGATGTAAGATAGTCTATGCAGGATCATTAGTTCAGCAGAACTTCGGAGAATCGTTAGAGAAGCATGGGTTTTTAGTTTGGGATTTGGATACATTTAAGTATGATGAAGTTGATATTCAAAATGATTATGGATATTATACTATGGATATTGATAATGGAAACGTACCAGTAGTTACGAATATGCCAAAATATCCAAGATTGCGAGTTAGATTGGCAAACACCGATACTGCTGATACTAAAAAAGTAATTACTGAAATAAAACAAACTTATAATGTAGATGATTTTACAATAATTAGAACTGATTCTCTTTCTAAATTAAAAACTGGAAATAGATTAAATAAATTAGATTTTGAAGATGCATCGGATATAAATTATCAAAACTCACTTATTAATGAGTATCTTCAAAGAATGATGCCCTTTATTTCACAAAGTGATTTAGATGGTTTAGAAATAATCAATAGAGAAGTTAATAGTAGAATTGTAAATGATGATGTGTATCGTAACATCAATTGGAAACCTATAAAATTTACATTTTCAAATATGTTTTCATACGGTG